TCTCATCAATGGCTCGTGCCGTTTCGATAGCTTCCTTGCGCAACCCTTCAAATTCTTCGCCCAGTTTTTTATATTCTTCTGTTTCGATTCTTTCGCTTCCTAAAGACGCAACCTCTTGGCTTAATTCTTCCACCTTCTGTGCTTGTGCCGAATACTGCTGGTTCATCCTCATGAATGAATCAACTTGGCTGGCGAGAGACTTTTTTGCACTCGCTCCAAGGTCTTTGATTTTAGAAGTCATTCGGGTCACTGACTGTTCAATTTCTTTAGACCCGAATTCCATACCATCACTATTTATTTCTGTATCAATAATTATTGAGCCGTCATATTGTGCCACCTAATCACCTCTTCTTTATCCCAAGCAGTTCATGCAATTCTTGCTTTTCCTCATCTGGACGTTCTATTTTCTTGACATTCAAATCAATCATTGCTTTGTTGTCTCTGTAAAATTCTCTTTCCCACTTCTCTAACTTCTTTCCGCGCTTCTTTTTATCTCTGATAGAAACAACTTGCCCGAATAGACATTCGCCAATCTCCATGTAGTACCCTAGGAACGTCCACCAGTGGAGATATTCCAATGACCTCACGTCTACTTTTGCATTTTTGTTAATGGCTGGAAGTAGAATTTGTGCATCTTGCTCCCAGTCCATTAGTTGCGGTTTTGGTTTTTTCTTATCTTCCCTCATTCCGCAGTCAATAAAGTCGCTAATAGCTTTACTGGCTTCACTCCAATGCTCTATCGGTATCTGCTCGTAATCGGGAACCATTATAACCATCATTGTCTCTACTTGAACGTAGTTTCTTTCGCTTTCGTTCATCCACGCCTCGAATAGTTCATCTGTGTCATTAAGTGCTCTCAAAACGTCAATTACCGCTCTATAGTCAGTCCGTATCTCGTATTCCTTTTCTGAAATTATTATTGATGTGGGCAACTCCCACCCATTCATGAGTGATATTTTGCCGCATACTTGTTAATGCGAGCCTTAACTTTTTTGGTTCTAGCCCCTAGTTCTTTTTCGATTATTGCCTTTATTGCATCCAGGCAACTTTCAACAAAAAATTCTCCGTTTGCCAAAGGAGACAACGGACCCATGATTGTGAAAAACGCTTCCTTCGAGCTAGCGTTTATTAGATAGTCAATCTGCTTTACTATTGCATCTTCCATCGCCATCATTTTTTCTTCATTATTTTCTCCCGTCGGTTCTTTTAAGTCTTCTAGGCTCTTAACTGCCTCTTCGTACCGCCTTACAATGTTTGTATCCGCTGGTCTAAATTTAAACTCGCCAAGAATGTCGCCTGTTTTATTTTTTATGTTGTAGGATTTACTTCCATCATCAATGATGATGTCATTTCCTGTTGTTGCCACTTTCATATTTTCTTTGCCTACTAATTTTTTTGCCATTTTATTTTCCTCCTTAAAGTAAAGGCGAGGGATTATTCCCCCGCCTCTTCAAATACTATTTCACTGATTGCCGAAGTTCATGCTGCTGTAAATACTGGCTTCCCATCGGTAATAACAACAGTTCCCTTCGTTCTTTTGCCGCTTTCTGAAATATTGTACGGAATATTAACCCCCGCTGTGTCTCCTCCATAAGACTGCGGCTTAACAATAACTTCTTGGACATACGCAGGGTGCGATGCCGCTTCTGTATCTTCGACAATAACCTCTAGCAACAGCGTCTTGCAGTCATCGTGTTTTTTACGGTCAAACGCAATGCCTTTAATAGGCTCATAAATCTTTTTATCGGGGTCTGCATAAAATGGGTCTGCGTCCATAGCTGGTTCATACCCATTGTCAGTTGTCCTTGTCTGCCCCAAAATATTCTTAAATGTCTCAACATCAGGATTCAACTCCATTGACATATCTTCAATGTCGTCCCCTATTAATTCCCACTCTGCTGATGAAATTTCTGTACCAAATTTCGCATTGAGATAATGCGCTAGTGCTTCGCGTGCTAACTTCATATTCTTTCTCCTTTAACTTCTTTTTTATAGTTCAGCGCAATCAAAACAGCCCAATCTTCAACACCATTATCATTGGTATTATCGAGATACGCTGGCGTTTGTCTTGCCACTGCTGTTATTTCTCTGTCGTCCGAAAGCTTGGGGTAGGCTTTTAGTTCTACTTCCGTACCTTCGACGATAATTTTTTGTTTTTCGAGCCACCTACCAATATCATCTAAATATTCTTTGATATTCATTTTTTGCTTTGATTTCGGTTCTCCTACACGATAAATAATGTAGAATGGATAATTATATGTACTAAGTTTCCGCCCAGTGACAAACTGCTTTTCATCCACGATGATTACTCCTGATATAGGGAACCATCCGAAACCACTGTCTTTCCCTAATGTGGAAAATAGTATTTCACTGTCATCAGCTTCTAGTAAAGGGCAATCGTTTAACAAATCGTTAATAACTTTTGTCATTGCATCGCTTTCAGCCACATCTATTCGCTGTTTATTTTCCCCCGGCAATGTTCTTTACCTCCTTTACCCATTGTCTTTTGTGTCTCTTTTTTGCTACCTCAAACCAGCGTGGTTGTGCTTTTGGATTGCCGTATTTCAACTCTCTCTCGGTAACTACTTTCTTTGCTCCTTTACGCGCCCACGGGCTATTGGTAACTGGGTCAACCATCACTTTGCCCTCATACAAAAATCGCCCCGAAGGTCCAAATGCTGCATAAACCTTTCCACTGCCTTGGGCAGATGCACTTCTTGCCCTAGTTAGGTTGATGAAAATTCCGTTCCTGTGCGGCATATACGGAACCATGTCGGTCATTACCTGCCCATCGAGATAGTATTGTGCTCTTTGAAATTGTTTCTCAAATCTTTCGAGGTTTATCTCTATGTTTATGCCCTTGTTTGAGATACGCACCTTTTTGAACTTGAAACGCTTCATCACGCACCACCAATCTCAAAATGAGGAATCAATTCATAGATGCCAACTGTCGTAACCCTAAATACAAAGTCGTATTTTTTATTCATATAGTCGAAAAAACCACTGGCTTTCGTGCCAGCGATAAAGCCATCATCATTGATAGGCTCCTCTGGGTATTCTCCAAGCATAAAGAAATCCACACCGTCGCTAAAAGTAATTGTGCCTTTTTTCTCTTCGTCGCTTTGCGCTCCCCACATTTTGGGAGGTAAGTAGTTTTTGCCCTGGACGGTCTTTGCTAATCCTACTGGATTGTAACCAACGTGAAGTTTTGCTGAATCGGCATTTTCCGTTCCCATGCGTTGTATATTTGCGCTCTTATCAACATTTAAGTCAACTCCGTGTAGCACTGTCGGAAACCATGTAAATCCCACGCTTTCCTTGCCCGAACGATTAAATATTGTCACCGTGTTGTTGTACATGAGCACCTCACATTCCTGCATACAAAAGTAGCGTTCCCGAATTATCAGAAATGCCACTCAAATATTCTTTTGCCGTTCCAAGCAGTAACGCGTCTAGCTTGGGCTTATCACTTGCGGCTGCATATATCGCCGACCACAATTTCGCGCCACCTGCCATTTCGGTAGGCGTTGCATAGGATATCGATTCTGCCCCAGAGGACTTAGACTTAACCTGCCCTTCGCTTGCACCCACCGCTATACTAGACTGCCCAGATACGGATGCCTGTGCAACTCTATTCGCTTCGTCGACTTGGAAAAGCATTTCCGCTATGGCACACACGCACTTTTGCACTCTTTTATTGTCATATTCTTCTTGCGGTAACCCGTTTACTAGCCGTCGAAACGTAATCGTATCGAGGTAGTCGGATGCTCTTCCCGCCCATTTCATAAAATCAAGTTCACTATCCAATATGTCTCCGATGAAGATTTTTTGGTAAAATTCAAAGTCTGTGTGTGCCATAATGCTTACCCCCTGGTAATAATTCTTGCGATTGCGATTGCTTTGTGCGGGAAATACTTAGCGCCTGCTCCTTGATTGCTGTTTGCAATCGACCAGTTGGCGCCATTAGCAAGTTGTGCATCCGTTGGCGAAATAATGCCATTATCCTTAAACGAAATGCCGTGTGGCGCAAAAATCTTGCGTTGGCGGCTCCAAAGAGTGGTCTCGCCACCATTCGTAGCTTCGTCTTCGCTCATGGAAAATGGTTTTTTAGCGCCAATATTTGTGTACTCAATAGCCCCATCGCCTAATACGTAAGTTGTATAAGCGTTGTATCCACCATCTTCTGATTTTTCTTCTACTGGCATGTTGTCATCCACCAGAACAAGACGCCCATTAAGAGTGTAGAGAGTTAGGTCTCTTTGCACTCCTTGTTCGTCAGTGTATTTCAAGTGTGCGATAAGATTAAGGTTTTCAAGGTTTGTTGCCACTGCTGAGTGCATGATAGCTAGGCTGAACTTGCCCTTGTTGTCACCAAGTGCTTTTTGAATTCCAGTATTTAACGTAGTAACATCAAATGTGTTATCCGATTCGCTTGTGATATCGTGAGTATGTCCATCTACAAATTTGAGGTTATTAGCCCCTGTCATAGCGAAAACACCTTTTAGTGTAGCTAGTAATGTAGTTTGGTCTACATCATCCCAAAATTCCGCAATCTCTTGCGCTGCTGGCAAGAAATCTTCGCCCGTAATGTCTACCGAAAAGTCCCTTTCTGTCCACCCTTGCGCACGCCCAACAACAACACGCCCCATAGTATAGGTATCACGATTAGCTGCCGTAATATCAGTGTTTCCATCATAGTTCACCGTTTTTCCACCAATTCTAGCCTTGATTGGTGTAGAAATGTAATGTCCACCTACTTGGTCGGGTAGCATTGGTGCGTATTGTGATTTTTCGACCAATGCGCCGCTTTTTAGTAATTCATTTCTGTTTAAATTAGGGACATTGTTCACATATCCCTCGAATACTTCTCCGTTAAAATTTTTAGCATCAAATAACATATTTCATTCTCCTTTACATATAAGGTGTTATATCCATGTCTGGATTTTCGTTTTTAAGTTTCATTAGTTCAGTTCCACTCAGCTTAGTTCCTGCTGGCGGAAGCGTTCCCGCTGGAGTCGTAAACCTAGCCTTATTTTGTTCCGTTTTAGTCACAAGAACATTTTCAAGTACGTTTCCGTCTTCATCAGATGTAATCTTTTTAAAGATATCTTCAATAGATTTACCTTTTGCTGAGTCGCTATCAAGTTCGGTTGCCAACTGTTCACCGATTGTTTTTGCGGTAATGTCATTAACAAATTGCTTGTCTGATAAAAACTCTTTAACTTGCTCTGCTAAGGTTGCTTGTCGTGCGTCCTCTACTCGTGCGTCCTTCTCTGCTTGTAAGTCGCCTGTAAGCGTTTCAATCTGCCCTTTCAGGTCATCCACGTCAACATCTTTAAATCCGTCTAACTTCGACTGTACGTCATCTAATGATATTTTGTACTCGTCACGCTTGTCTTCGACCTTCTTTACTTCTGCAACGGTCTTGTAATTTTCCTGCACCGCGTTGTTGATAGTTGCTTTTTGTTCGTCAGTCAGTTCAATCCCTGCCTCCGAAATAATTGTTTCGATATTCTTCATCTTTCTTATCCTCCTACACGTTATTTTTATACTGCCCGTCAACAGTAGTGGATTAAGCATCTATAAACCCGATGCGCGGTAATCACACGGAGCGGAATCGAACCGCTCACCTTGACAGCAACCTATCGTGCGACCTTTCAACTGAAAGGAGGTATTAAAAAAGTCAGCTTGCGCCGACTTCTCCAACCTAAAAAGGGTATAAAAATACCACCAACCGTTTGGCCAGTGGCTTCTAATCGTTCATTATTTTTGCAATTTGGTCTCTTGTGATGTCTTCTGTCTCCCAGTCATCTTTAGCTATGTCTATATCCGCTAAAAAGTCAGTGTCACTAAATACCTCGACAATACTTGCAGTTCTGCCATCTTTTAGTCTTATTTTGTCAAACATTTTAATTTCCAATTTTTACACTCACCTTTCTCCTAGGATTTGGCACATACGCACTTGTCAGCCTCGTTTCTTTACTGGCATTATCTGCTATCCACCCAGTTGCCACTTTTGCTGTTTTCCCATTACTGCCCTTAATCTCCATTATTATTTCATATCTCTCGCCGTAGCCTTTGCTACCCTTTGGTTTTGCGTAATATTTGCTTGCATTGGCTCTGATTTGTGCTATTAACTCATCCGCATTTGCCCTTGTGTACCCCAGTGCACTCTTGAATGCCCTGGCTTTGTCGGGCTGCCTTACTGGGTCAAGCGCATATTCGGTAAATTTTGCTTTAGGTATAACCGCCTCGCTTGCTTTCGGTAGTTTTATTATACCACTTCTGCTCCTTATTTCAAGAGCGTCGTTGTGCCTTTTCGCATCAATTCTAGCCCTTTTAGCGGCTTCTCTGTCCCACTTGGCAATTCTTAACCTTTCCTGTAGCGGTTTAAGGCTATTATCCTTACAAAACTGCCTATAATCTGCATTTTGACGTTTTAGCAATGCTGCTTTCCTATCAAGCTCTTGTTGTAATTCAAACTTCAACTTTTCATCTGTCGCATTATCAACTGCTGTTTGCATTCCCGATACAGCTTGCTTAGTCTTTCTTATTCTTCTCTCTAGCTCGCGTTGTCTTTGCGATAGTTCGTAGGCTCTTCTATTCTCTTCTGTATCATATTGCCCAAAAGGATTATTCACACCATCGCCACTTCCAAAGCTGTGGCGACAATTTATCCCGCCAAGCCCTAACATTTTGCCAAACCCCGTTGTTTCGCGAAAGAGCGGAAAGCGTTTGTCTTTGCCTGTCCTACTGTAGAACTTCCCCTGCCACAACTCGTGATTCTCTGGAACATCGCCAACATTTCTAGCCCCCAAATGTGATGATACTAGAATTATATCCCAGTCCATCTCTTCCATGCGAGCAATCTGTATCGCACCAGTTGCTTGCGATATTCCAGTCCTTACCGCCCTAGCTGTTGCCGTTTCTATTGTATCGGTGTGTCCGCTCGGGTATTTGACACCAACACCGTGATTAACTGTATCTTCAACTGCCTCTCTAATTGCTTGATTATAAGACAATGCTCCCGATGTGACTGCGTGATATGCTTTATCGCAGTTCCTAATGAATAGATTTTGCGCCTCTGTTGCTGTTGTTCTAGTAAAATTCTTCCACTCTCCGATAGTCGCTTCATAGCTATGTTGCATCAGCCTAACTAAATGTGGCGACTGCGTAAGTACTACTGGCGATAGCCCCGCTGCTCTGTATATCATATCATCATACCTAAGCGCCTCGACGCCCGCCTCTTCCATTGCCGATTTTATTTCTTCCTCTTGCTTCTGAGTCGCCTTGATAATTTCCTTTTGGATATCCTCTAGCAGATACCCTGCTTCTTGAAGCGTTTGGATGTTCCACTTATCCGTAGCAGTTAGAATGTAGTCATCACCTCTGGCCGTTCTGTGCAAAACTCTGCTCGTTATTCGATTGATAATATCAGTGTGCAGTTGACTAGCGATGTCTTCTGCGCCTTCCGCTACTCTTGAGAGATATTCGGGTGTAAGCATCATTCCTCCTCAAACAAATCAGGCGGTTTTACCATCGCCGCTTCCACTGTCTCTTTGGCTTCGTCCTCGCTCATTCCTTCGAATTTGACAAAATACATCCACGGCGGAATGTCTCCTTGCAATCTATATTTCCACCAGCTTGCCTTATCCTCTTCATAGCTGTAAGTTATATCCCCAAAGCTATACGCAACTTCGTATTCCATTGCTGGCGACAAGTTATATAAATCAGCGAACTTGCTTAGGGCATAAATCAAACCATCAAGGCAGTGTTCCAGCTTGTCCCGGTAATCTTTTATTGTCTGTATCGTTCTTCTGTCGTCAGCTTCTACTTGCGTAGCTGTTACCATTCCTGTTCTTCCGTCAAATCTAAAATACCCAGGGCTATAACCACTCTTGTATGAAATGAAATCTAATTGGTTGTTGATTCCTTGTATTCGCTGTTCGGGATTAAGCGATGGCGTCGTTTCTTTATAGAAAGTTTCTGTTGCAGTTCCGAAGAGGTTTGTCACGAATCTTGGCAGCGTCAGCCCCTTTCGTTGTCCTCTTAGGTTCTGCCCAGCTTTCATAGTCATGCTATCGGATATAAAGACAATCTTTCCGCTGTCCTCTATTTCTTCAACATTCTTGCTGTAGGCAATGTCAAGACCTCTAAGTTCCTCGATGCACTCCTTGAATTGAGGCATGCCTAATGGGCTATCAAATTCAATATTGTTAGCTTCGGGGGTTCGATATACTCCAAATAACGGCTTCTCGATATTTTCTATCGCCACCTCATCTAGCAAGTCTCCCCATTTCGTTTCTGTTAATGCTACCGCTTTCCCTTTGCTGTTG